TTTACAAATGTATTAGCCAAAGAAATAAGCCTCCGCCTCTGCTTCTTCTTTCAAATCCTGTTGAAAAGAAGTGTTTAATTTTTGTACTATACTATCAACATCTCTAACAAATGATTGTTGTATCTGTTGATCGTATTTTTCTAAAGGTTGCGTTAATGATTGTACTATTCTAGCCATTAAATAAAGCCTCCGTATCTATAAAAGTTTATTAATCCACCATCTGCTGCTGAAATTCCCATTTGTTCTTCTTGTTTTGCTTTGTATGCTTCTGGATCTGCTGCTTTACTTGCAAGGTCACTTTGAACAAAATCTTTATACGCATTACCAAGTTGATAAGCTGTTGTAGCTGCACCCACTACAGGGACAGCTCTTGAAAGAGCCTTTGTTGCAAATTTACCAACTGGACTTTGAAATGCTTTCATTGCTGCTTCTACTGGACCAAAGTGAGTAGGAGATACTCTATTTGTTAACCATCCCATAGTGCTACCAGCTCCATGTCCTAATTTTTCAAAAACATTATTTGGTACCCATGCACCTGTTAAACTTTTTAACATATTTTTAGGAACGGGGTTTCCAGTTCCATATCCCATTTTAGCCCATTGATTAATTTTATTAATATCAGATAAAGTTTGATATGTAGCACCAGTTGTTAAAGCTCCTGTACCATATAAAGCAGTTTTTAATTTATTATTAGCAATCCATTTTCTAAATTTATCACTACCTGTTATTCCCCCAGTAGTTCTTCTTCCTTTTGGAGTTTTGGTATATGGAAATGGAGAAGCTCCACCAGTTTTAGGGGGTGGTGTAGTTATAGTTGTAGTTGTTGTACCGCCACCGCCGCCACCATGACTTGGATGAGTTGTTAAATAACCAGTTTTACTTCTACCTGCTCCAGGTGACCATCCGCCGCCACCGCCGCCACCACCGCCACCATGTGGTGATCCTTTACTTCCTCCACTACTTCCTTTATTCGCTGATCCGTATCCGTATGGCATTACCTTCTCCCGTCCGCTTGTATATCTAATCTAAAAGTTCCAAGTTTCCAATGTTGTTTTGTGCTAGTGTTATCTACTTTTAAAGCGATAGCTCTAGCTCTTGCACGTGTGTCTATTTTAGTCGTCGTCGTTGAAGACGTAAATGGACCTAATGAAGAACTAGCTTCTGAATCCGTTGGATAATTTTTTAAATTTAATGTAACTCTTGCATCTCCAGTTTGAGATAAAAAGTCTGGAAGTACTCTTCTAATTTTCATCATATACTCACCATCACCTCTTAAATCTGCTCCACCACCTTGAGCTAAAGATATATCAAAATCTCCTGATTGAATACTTGCTGAAATACCAGTTCTTGCTCCTGCTTTAATTTGATCTTGTCCTGTTTCGTGTTCAAAGTAAGTTGTAACACCATCAGTATTTCCAACTGTTGCATCACTTGTAGCACTTGAATCATATTCAGTACCATGTGGTTTTCCAAATATAGATGAATCGAACCAAGAACTTCTTGATAAAGAACTTGTAGTCCATACAGGTCGTTCAGGTGTTGAATCCATAAAGTTATAAGTTACTGATCTATTATTAGATGCAGCACCACTTCCTGGATAGAACCATGTGACTTCACCAAACAAGTTATTTAATCCTGCATAGATATGATTTTTAGGAACTGTATTAATATCATCGTAAACATAGTCTTCAACTAAACATGCTAGAGACTCTAGTTTACCAGTGTATCTAAAGAAACCATTCTCTGACATCCAGTAAGCAGAACCATCAACCTCAACGGCTGCATGTTTTCCAATCAATCCACAGTTCGTTCCAACTTGTTGAAATGAAAAAGTAAAAGGTGAACCAACGAATCTCATAATGAATAAAGACGTATCAGTCCAAACATAGATTGCATCCCGACCTCTAATCGCTGCAACGATCCGTGTTCCATCGGCCAGTCTCTGTGTACCAGCGGTATTGGTTGCGGAAGGCGCATAAGAAGTTGTAGCATTGATGCTCTCTTGGTCTGACCATCTAATGTACATATCATCTTGAGTAGATGTTGTTGCAACAGTTGTTTCTGTTCCAAAAAATACTAAGTGTCTATCGGGTGTAGATACTAAAGTTTGTACTGCTGCCGTTGGTGCATTGGCAATAATAGTTGCTCTTGTAGATGTTGAACCATCTGAATCCCATTCAAAAGTTGCACCATCAACGATAGTTGCAATAAGTTTATTTCCATAATTGTCCAAGGACCAAAGTCCTGGAGCTGTAATAATATCACCTGTTTGTGAGGCTCCCCATTTAGTATATTCAGAAGCATCAGTTACGGTTGCTGCATCAGAGTGTGATGCGGCTGTTGTGTTGTCTGATCCCCTAGTCAATCCTCCTAAAGTTCCTGTACCAGTCGTATTTGAAGTGTAAGCAATTCTTTCATTGTCTATTAATACTGATCCAGAAGCTGGAAAGGCTGATGAATCATCTAATACAATACTAGAAGAACCTGAAGTTAACGCACCATCTAGAGTTGATGTTGCTTCACCAGCAACAGTACCACCCCATAATCCAAGACCCCAACCAGCGGCTGACGCCTCAACTGCAGGACCAATTGAATAATAATGTTGAACTCTTACTCCACCAGAAGTACTAGCTCCTGATCCAGATTCATTAGATCCCATTTCAATAGTAATCGTTGTAGAAGTTGGAACAGTAGCAACCATAAAAGTTTTATCATCAAAATCATCAGAATCAAAATTTGAATTAGTGGCAGAACTAAAATTATCTAAATAAATAATATCATACTTAGAAATATTATGGTCAGATGAAAAAGTTATAGTAACTGTTGCATCGCTTTGTGTTGTTGTAAAAGCACTAGTTAACGTGGTTGTACTTTTAATGGGAGTAATGTCATAAAAAGCTCCTCCAGAATATACATATAACATTCTATTGGTTCCAAGAGCTGCATATTTAATACCAGCTGCATTAACAAAATGGTGTAAAGCTGTGTTTCTACCAGTTAAAGTAATATCTCCTAGCTGTGCCCAACCACCTATTTTTTCAGGTGAGCCATATCTAAATCTTACATAATCACCACTAACCCATTGGCCTTCGCCACCAGTCGCTGTGACTTGTTTATTAAATCCTGGTTGAAATCTTAATTTTTGTAGCATAATTATCTCGCGTTTCCTGGTACTCCTTTTGAATTTACGAATGGTGCTTCTGCAAAGGCAGCATATATGTATGTTATTCCTGATCCATTAAAATAAGTATGATTTGATTTAAACTTCACTCCATTAGAAAGAAAATCTCCTCTTTCAGCGGCTCCACTTTCAGCCTCATTACTATCTGGATAAATTAACTTGTCAAAATGGTTATAAGGTGCTCTTTTATTATCAAAGATAACCCAAGGATCAGTTGCACTAGATTTTTTTATCATGAAAAATGCCGGCCGGAATCCGGTGTAAATAAAGGCTCCATCTGCTTCCCCATTTCCGGTGTAGGAACCAAACTTGCTGAAGCCTTGTTTTTCACTCCATAGATAAGCAATTATATTATCACCACTTTCATTATTTAAATTTCCAGTACCTACTGTAAAAACACTTGAGGTTGGTGCAGTATCATTCCAATAACTTGCATCATCATCTGGTGTGTAGTTTTCGTTTAAAACCATTGCATCTGTTTCTGGGTCAGAAGCCCAACCAGCATGATATACAATCCAATTTCTTCCTGAAGATCTATTTTTCATTATCATCATTTTTGGAACTGCTGAAAGTGAGTGTGCTTCTGTTTTTGCACTTCCAGTTCCGGAGTATGAAACCATATCAAAACCAGCAGTTGCAGATTCTTTCCAGCACCAAGCTACATAGGTTTTTGAGCTACCATTTGAATTAGCATCATCACCAACTTGAAATCCATCACTTTCAAATGCTTGTATAATATTTGCTTCTGTACCTTCAGAATTGTAGTCATCAGGAAGTACAGTCTTTGTTGCTCCTCTTATAGAATCTACTAATCTATGACTATGGGCATTACTTCTACATTTCACCCAAACCACATCTGGTTGGAGGTTTGTATCCCCTGGTAGAGTTATACTTCTGTCGTCAGTACCATTGCCGGTCCAGATAACTGTCTGGAAATATGCTTCTGGATCGTCTATTGTTGTATAAGCCATAATTAATTCCTAACCTTCCTCTGCCAAATTTTTTGTGCATAACGCAAGGTAGCCAGATACGGGAGCATGTTCAAAATTGCCATATCCATTTTCATCTGCGTTTCCTGATGAGATTGTATATGGTGCAGACGCACCAAAATTACAAAGCCAATGTCCTGAATTTGAATATTGAGAAACAGCAAACGAGTAATATCTATTTGTTATAGTTGTTCCACCTGTATTTTCTAACGAGCCATTTTTATAAGCATAAATTTTATTATTATCTAAATCTAAACCTATATTTATAATATCTCCATCAGTGTAAGAATTTAATCCTGTTTCTAAATTAGAACCATTTTCATTAATATTTCCATTTCCTGTGTATCCTATTGTTCCTGCTAAACCACCTATATAATTACCTAAACTTAAAGTTACATCATAACTAGCAATACCTATTGATGGATTATTACCACCATAAGCATCTATTTCAGCTTCAAACCACCATTTACCTTGATTAACTGCTATTGTGCCTACACTCATATTATGTGCCGTACTACTACCCCCATCTAATCTTAAACTTCCTTCAGACATTCGACCAGTACCACCAGCATTTTCAAAAGCCAAAGGATTTAAAGTACAAAAATTATTAGTTGGCGAGTCATTTGCCTGATCTATTGCGGCTAGATTAGTTACAGCAAAATGATTATTATTTCCCGAAGTATCTGCACCTATACCTGAACTATTTTGACTTGTTCCAGTTTCTTTAAACTCTAAAAAAAAACCATTTGTACCAAAGGTTAATCCAGATGGATCCTTTGGCTGAAAAATTGTAGGGCTATCTTCATTAAACTCACCTACATTTCCATCAGGAGCATAAGCCTGTCCATCGCAAAAAACTATTTCTGACATATATCCATCAAAGTAACCACTTGCTTGCCAACTTTGTCTGCCAAGAATCCAAGTTTTACTAGCGGTATTAATATAAGAATCTTTATTTTGAGCTGGATATGTTGATGTTGCTAAAGAGGTTTCTTGTGTTCCATTGACATAAATTTTTGCTCTGTCGCTGTCAGTTCCTTGTGCAGAATCATAAACAAAACACAGATTGTACCAGGCCCCGACATCCCGGAACTTTCTATTAGTTTTTAAATCTATGTATGTACTACTAGATGTTATTCCATACCATCTTAATTGATCGCTACTATCAAAAGAAATTGCATCATTATTTAAACTATCTCCTTCAAGCGCTATTAATTTTTGTTCTGCACCTAAAGTACATCTTTTAACCCAAACAGAATATGTCCATTTATCAGGATCACTTGGTGTGCCAGTGCTTTCACTCATAACTGGACTATCTCCATCATCCCATCTTAATGAGTGGTCTACGTCATATCCTGTTGAAGCTGTTGCTGAAGCTACATTACCTGATAAAATTAAAGGCATTAACTCTCCAATCTTGGCAGTTCGCCTAATGGTCTTTCCATTACAACTGGATCTCCTTCATCCGCTGTATTTACATAAGTATATAAAGTTTCAAGAGCTGGTGTATCAGCAGCGTTTGTAATTTGAGTTTCTTGAGCTGCGGCTTTAGTTCTTACTGCTGCTCTATGAGTAGTGATTGAACTTGGTACTGCTGTTCCAGCATCTGCTTTTCTAGTTATGTACCAATCTGTTTCTGCTAATATATTTGCAGCTTGTTTTTTAACTGTTCGAATTAAAATTGTTTTTAAACCTTCATAAGCAACAGTATTTGTATCAGCTCCTGAAGGTGCTTCCCCATCATCAATTTCTTTCTGAGTCCATTTAGTATCAGCATGAGCTTTAGCAGTTGCGCTACCATAGCTTGCTGTAATTTTTCCACCAGCAAAAGCAAATGATTGATCGGTATTAATATACCATTTCTCATCTTTTTTATTGGTGTTATCAAATTCTACTTCATAAATTCCAATAGCTTCTCTTTCTGCATTAGTCCATCTAAAAGAAAAAATATTTCTTGAATATTGAACATCACCAATAACCATAGCTCTTGGATTATTTATTAATTTTGTAATTGATCCTGATTCTACTAATCCCCACATATTATCTCCTATTAACTCTCTGGTATGTTTAAAGTTCTACCTACTTCTTGCCAAATTGCTCCATTGTATCTGAATACAAAAATGTCTGTTTTCGCATTTGTATCTGTTGTAGTCGGTGCAGTATCAGCGGCAAAATTAAATATTGCGTTCCACGCAAATGTATGACTTCCATCAAAATTAATTTCTATACAAATAA